CTGATGCGCTCGCCGCACGCGCTGCAGCTCATCACGGACAGCCTGCGCTACTGGGTCACCGAAATGCATGTCGATGGTTTCCGATTCGATCTTGCGGCCACGCTGGCCCGCCAGTTCCAGGAAGTCGACAAGCTGTCCGCCTTCTTCGACATCGTCGAACAGGATCCGGTCATCTCCCGTGTCAAGCTCATCGCCGAACCTTGGGATTTGGGTTCCGGCGGCTATCAGGTGGGCGGCTTCCCGTCCAGCTGGTCCGAATGGAACGGCCGCTACCGTGATTGCGTGCGTGACTTCTGGCGTTCGCAACCATCGACGCTACCGGAATTCGCCAGCCGTCTGATGGGCAGCTCCGACCTATATCAGATGAACGGCCGCCGTCCGGTGGCTTCCGTGAACTTCATCACCGCACATGATGGCTTCACCATGAACGATTTGGTGAGCTACAACGAGAAGCATAACGACGCCAACGGCGAAGGCAATAGGGATGGCGAAAGCAACAACCGTTCCTGGAACTGCGGTGTCGAAGGCCCGACCACCATCAAGGACGTCAACGACCTGCGGCAACAGCAGATGCGCAACATGTTCGCGACGCTGCTGTGCAGTCAGGGCATTCCGATGATCTGCGGCGGCGATGAGGTGGCACGCACGCAACAGGGCAACAACAATGCCTATTGCCAGGACAACGCCATTTCATGGACTAATTGGGATCTTGACGATAGTCAGAAGGATCTGCTTGAGTTCGTTTCGAAGCTGATTCATCTGCGACTCGAGCACCCGGTGCTCCACCGGCGTCGTTTCTTCACCGGCCGCGAGCCAGGAGACCCGGACGATAAGATTCCGCAGGTCGAATGGATGGACCACACCGGTTCCATCATGGACATGGAAGATTGGTCCAACACCCACGCGTTCTCGGTGATGATCTATCTGAACGGTTCCGATATTCCGGAAGCCGACTGGTATGGCAACCAGATGGTGGACAATAACTTCATCCTGATTTTCAACGCGCATTACGAGCCGATTATGTTCACCTTGCCGGACGAGCGGTATGGCAAGAAATGGCGTCTGGTCGTCGACACGCATAATCCGAAGGGTCCGGAACTCAACTATGAGGCCGGCTTCGCGATCACGGCGCAGTCGAGAAGCTTCCTGTTGCTGATGAGCGATAGAAAGCCCACCACAAAGAACTACGATTTCTGATAGCCATGATAACAGGCGAGGTGCCATCCGTACGGGTGACACCTCGCCGTATTGTTTGTGGACTGTGCTCGTGAACCGTTACGAGATTAGACTTCCGACGAGAGTCGGGAAACGGTTCCAGGAACGGTTTCGCTGACCTCCGCAAGATCCTCGACGGATTCTGGCCGCTTGGTTTGCGCCAGAATAAGCTGCGTCTGCACACGATCGGATTCGATGGCCGCAATCTGCCGTGAAAAGATGATGAACCAGCCCAGAAACATCATGCCGGCAAGAGCCTCGACGTTCGTCAACGTGTTACGCCCCGCCAACCACTGGAACCCGGCAAGAGCCCCGATCACGATAGCTAGGTCTGAAATCACATATACTACTTTTGAAAGCTGCGGGGCCAGCCAAGGCAGCGCGATCATCAGCACGCTCATCAGGCAGGGAAGACCGCGGGCGAATACGTTGTGCAGAATCGGATGCGGCGTGTAACGGAACATGCCGATGCCGATGAAGGCGATGCCTGCGAGCGTCAGCATGGTCGATAGCAGAAGAATCCGCGCCTTGAAGTGTTTGGGAGCTTCTTTTTCATCGTTTGCAGACAGATACTGCATCTGCAGACGGTGCGTGGTGATGAGCTCCGAAATCGCGAAATAGCTGATGATGACGATGCAGACGCCGGCCAACATCAATGTCGAATTGAACATACGAGCAGCAAAAGTGGTTCGATCGCCCAATTGGGAGAAATTGTTGTTGTACCAGTATGGATCATCGGACGTCAATCCTGCGATGCTGACACCGGAAACCACGAAGAACGGCAACAAGGATGCGATGGTCTTGGCATTCATGAGTTCCGCCTGTACGAACGTGACATAGCCTACGACCCCCGAGATCGCGGCGCAGAGCGCAGTCAGATAGCCTTTTAACGTGCGCAACCCCATCATGTTGCTGGCAATGGAAAGCAGCATGAACGCCGTGACGAAAATGGTCGACGCGTAGACCACGGACAAAGCGAGTATCTCGAAGATACGGCGAATAGGAATGGTCCAGCCATGTTTCAACGTCATCGACCTGGAGTTGCGCGCATACCCCAAGGTGAACGAGATGACTCCACATCCCGCGGTGATTCCGGCACACACGGTGAACAGGCGTTGGGTGACACGCCAGATGGCGGGAGCGAATTGCAGATATAGGTCCATGGCGATCCATGCAAGAGTGGCGCATGCCATGAAGGAAATGATGCCTGAAGCCTCGGCTTGCTGATGACGTCCCATGCGCGTTCCCTCCAGTATTTGCCATTCTAGCCTGTCGTTGTCCTACCATACGCTACAATGGAAACTCGTGTTCACCTGCCACGTGCGGGAGTGCATGAACGGGCTGTAGCGCAGTTTGGTAGCGCGTCTGCTTTGGGAGCAGAATGTCGCAGGTTCAAATCCTGTCAGCCCGACCGGAGCCCTTGGAAACATTAGGTTTTCAAGGCTTTATTTTTTCTTGGCCGTAGGCTATCGACACGATTCGACACGATGACCGCGCAACCTCCGCGTCTAGACGGTCTTCAACTGTTCAGCGCGCAGCTCGCCAATCGCGTCCGCCACATCGTCCAATCGTTCCGGCCAGAGAGCCGTGTATGTGTTCAGCGTGATGCTGGGTGAGGAGTGGCCGAGCTGCATCTGTAGGGTCTTCACATCCGCGCCTTGAGCAATCGCAAAGCTCGCATAGCTATGCCTCAAACTATGGATGGTCACGCCCTCGTCCTCCATGCCGGCCAGTCGGACGGCCTTTCGCCAGACACGCGTCCGCCACGTGTTCGTCCACAGGTTCCCGCCTCTTGCCGCGCGGAACAGCCAGTCGTCGTCGCCCATGCCCTCCATCTGCCGTTCGATGGACGGTATGAGGAATCTGGGTATGGCGATGCTGCGCGGTTTGCCGTTCTTCGGCGTGCCCAGCACAAGCCTGCCTTTGCCGTCGTCGGTCCAAGTGCGGCGGATGCGCGCCCTGCGTGAATCCACATCCACGTCGCCGCATTTGAGTGCCAGCGTCTCGCCAATGCGGGCACCGGTGTATGCCTGCCAGCGGACGATCAGCCCGTCTACCGGCCGTCCTGCCCGTTCGGCCATGCCGGCCAGCAACTCCACCTCCTCGACGGTAAGGAACACCATGTCGTCATCGGATTGCGTGATGCGCGGCACGGTGACCTTTTCAATGGGGTTCTCTCCGATCCAGCCGTGCTCCAAAGCGAATTCCATGACACCGCCCATGACGACCTTGACGATGTTGCGGATGCTGCGTGGACTCAATGGCTTCGATTCGCGATTGTCCTGCAGTTCGGCGGGATACCTGCCTTCGGTGAGCTGCGTGACCCACTGTTGCAGTTCGTCGCGTTGGATTTCCCTCAGTGTGCGATCGCCCCACTTGGGGTTGATATAAACGCGCAATTCGCGGCGGTATCTGCCCAAAGTGCCCTGTTTGATATCCATCTTGCCGTCCGTCCATTCGGAGGCAACGTCCCGGAAGATGCGTAGTTCCTGCTGCGGGTCGCGGTATTTGCCGCGTCTGATGTCGTCCTCGATGGCCGCTGCGTATTCCTCAGCGTCACGGAGCTTGGCGAAGTTCCGTGATTTCTGGACGCGTTTGCCGTCTCGAAGCGTGTACCAGCGGCATCTCCACCGTGAGCCTTGGCCGTACAGCGCGGACCGCCATTTGCCGGGCACATTGGCTTTCATCGGATCCTTCGCATTGGCCAGCGACTGTTTCGCGGCCCTGCTGGGCGGGTTGCCGTCCTCGTCGTTTTTGAGCCATCTGTCGTCTACGAACGCTCTGGCCATGGTTGTCTCTTTCCGAGGATCCGCGCTACACTGTGCGTGGAACCTCATTTTGGTGAAAACGGAAATGCTGATTGTTGGTTCCTTGGGTTCCGTCCGACTGTGTTCGGGCGGAACCCTTTTTGTTTCCCGTCGCGGTATGTGGACGCTGAGCTTCTTTTATTGCACGCACACGCCGGAATCGTAGAGCAGCTGCCGGTAGTCGGACAATACCTGTACGGTCACGCCCAATTCCACGGCCATCATCCACGTGTTACCTTCGTACACTTCCTCGGCCATGCCGTAATCCACCGGTGAGATCAGCGCCAGCGCGGTCTCCCTGCGGCAACGGCGCTCGCATTTGATTCCGTATCGTGTACCGCATCCTGGGTCATGGTGTCTGGCGTGTATGAGCTCGTGGCACAACGTGCAGCGGCGTTGGAATCCGGCCAGCCGTTCGTCGATGATGATGAGGCGGAGCGGATCGTAGTAGAGTCCGCACCTGTCTCCGGCCAGCCGGCGTTCCTCCACTCGCACGCCCAGTGTCTTCGACCAGGACGTCAATGTGGCGTCGTTCACTGCTTGGCGGTCTTCACCACTGTGGTGGTGCCCATCGCGGTGGTCTCCCAGCTGACGCCGTCCGCCTTGGTGTAGGTGAAGTCCTTGGTGGCGTCCTGCGAGCCGAGCAGGGACGACTGCATCGCCGCGGTGTCTCCCTGGCTCGTCCATTTCCAGTCGCCGGCCTTGTCGGGTGCGCTGTAGGAGCCCTTCCAGTACAGGCTCTTCGTATCGCCGTTGTCGCTGACCCACTGGACGGTGATCGTGTCGGCCGTTATCTCGGCTTCCATCCAGGAATCCGTGCTGCCGGAGTTGGTCTGCTTCCATGTGCCGGTCAGATCCGCAGGCTGTTCTACCGGCTTCTTCTCTGCCGGCTTCTTCGTCGTCTGCGATTGGCTCGTGCTGCCGGCGTCGGCGGTTTTGGCGTCACTGGCGTTGCCGCATGCGCCAAGCCCGAGAATGAGCAGACCGGCGACGGCCGTTGCGATTGTCTTCCTGTACATGGTTTCCTTCTTTCCCTAGTTGATTTGCATCAAAAAAATCTAGCCTCTTGGCGTCTCCGCCTCAAGCATCTTGTTCGGATCGTCATTGGCGGCAGTGACGTAATCCTCCGGATGCGCGGCGATGCGATCCACCAGGTCATCGGTGATCTTTTGGCGCTCGCGGGCCTCGTAGGCGCGGGCGGCCTCGCTGGAGATTGACCCACAGGCTGCCGCGACCAGTGAAAGAGCGTCCGGAAGCCCAAAGAGTGGAGCGAGTCTGTCTAACTCGCTAATTGCCCAACTTCTTTTACCGAGTACTCGGTCGCTGACATAACCTTTTGATCGTCCTTCAAGAGCCTTGGAGAGGTCGGCCTGGGTAATGCCATTGGCTTCCATTGCTTGGCTGATATATTTGCAAATCACCAGATCGGTGCGTGTTGTGCTGCTATCCATAGCGATGACTGTATTCGAATTTTCGGGAAGTTACATCTTTACACCGTTCGGCGTGTCGAATTTGCCATACCGAATATTCGGGAGTACATTGAAAGCATGTTCACCGAATATCCGGTAAACGTCGAACAAAGTCCCGAATATTCGGGGAATGGAGGTGATGTGACAAGCAATGAATACGTGACACAGGCAATAAAAGTCAGGATGGCTCGACTTGGAATCACTCAATCCGACGTCGCCGACGCAGTTGGAATCAATCGGGTCGTCATGAATCGATACATGCGCAATCAACGGGAATGGCCGATTCGCGTTCTCGACAAGATTGCTCCGGCATTGAAATGGCAAGACGGTCTTGACATCTTCATTGCAGCAAATTCAGAAGAAAAAGAACCGCAATCGGCGCTCGCCAAATCATGAATCGAAAGGAGAATCCGAAATGAGCATCAACATTCCGGCCGAGACACCGGATGAATCCACGAACCCGATTTCCGTTGAGGAGTTCGAACGCCTGCACCCGGCGATGCTGGGCGCGATAAGAAAAGCCGTCCGCGAGGAACCAGCTCGAACGGTTATCGGAACAGTGGGCGACGACAGGAGGAGCCACCTGTCCAGCCTTGACCTGCGAGGAATCGGCATCGAGGTCGGACGGCAGTTGTCGGCCCGCGACATGACGACTGAAGTCATGGGCTCGATTCTCGAGCGCATCAATCAGGCCGCGGACCGACTAAGCACGGAGATACAGGAACTCCGTTCAGAACTTATCCGAGAGCACGTCG